GCTGCTGGGTTCAGTCGCAAGTCAGACGAAGCGCGTGAGGCGGTGATCCGTCTCACGTCAGCTGTGGAGCACATTGCCACTCAGTTGGAAGTGCTGCACACCGACATCAAAGAAGATCGCCGCGAGACCTTCGGCCGGCTATCGACCGTGGAGCAGCGGGTATCTAAGTTGGAAGCACGCCCACCTTCTTCTTAGCCATGGACCAGGCAACCACAGTCGCCATCGTCGCGATCATCGTGGCAGCTGGCAGCGAGATCATCGCCATAAGCCCGCTCAAATCCAACAGCTGGGTGCAGCTTGTTTTTCAAGCACTGCGCATCATGTATCCCAAGCAGCGCCGCTGAGCCATGGCCAACCCGGCACCAATCACGCTTGAGCAGCTGTTCCGGTACTACAAGGCGCTGCCGCATCAAGCCGCGGCCCTGCAGCTACTCGAGCAGGATCTGGCCGTCAACGGCTACGCAGCCGCCATGCGCCGCGATCGGGCATGGTTCACTACCTGGAGCCAAGACGGCAAGCAGTCGGACCTAGCCGCGGCTTTGAAGCTGATTAAGGAGTTTGAGGGCTGTCACCTCGAGGCCTATCCCGATCCGCTCAGCGGCGGCGATCCGTGGACGATCGGTTACGGCACCACCCGTTACGGCGACGGCCGGCCGGTCAAGGCTGGCGACAAAATCAACGCCGTCGAGGCTGACATGCTGCTCCGCCTCGAGGTGGATCGCATCGCAGCCAAGCTCCGCGCCACCGTCCCCTGCTGGGGCGAGATGAGTGATGCGCAGCGGTGTGCGTTGATTTCTCTGGCTTACAACGTGGGGAGCGGGTTTTACGGCGCCAAGGGGTTCGAGACCATCAGCCGCAAGCTGCGCGAGAAGGATTGGGCTGGCGTGCCCGATGCCCTGCTGCTCTACCGCAACCCCGGCACCAACGTGGAGGCCGGCCTGAAGCGGCGCCGCATCGCAGAGGGTGACCTGTGGGGCCGTGACAAGCAGACTACCGGCCCGGTCTACGCGATGTTCACGCCTGAAAGCCCCTTCAGCCACAAGATCACGCCTCACGTCACCGCGGGTGAGTTTGCGCTCGGGCAGGAGGCCAGGCGCTTCGATCACCAGCACCAGTGCGACACCGCGATCAGGCTGGCGCAGTTCCTCGAGAAGGTGCGCGCGCAGTTCGGCGGCCGGCCGCTGGTGATCACCTCCGGATACCGCCCCGCTGCGATCAACAAGCTGGTGGGTGGTGCATCGAGCTCGGAGCACATCTACGACGCGCCCAGCGTTGGAGCCGTGGACTTCTACGTCGACGGCGTGGACATCAACGCCGTGCAGGACTGGTGCGATCGCGAGTGGCCCTACAGCCTCGGCTACGGCGCACCCAAGGGGTTCGTGCATCTTGGCATCCGCAAGGGCGGACCTAGGGTGCGGTGGGTTTACTGACGCCTGCGTGCCCCTTCCCGATTACGAGATCCACGACCTCTGCAAGCGGCACGCGATGGTGTCGCCGTTCGATCCTGATCTGGTCAACCCCGCGAGCATCGACGTGCTGCTGGGCGATCGGATCATGATCGAGGTGGCCGAGACCCCCGAGCTGCAGATCCACGGCATCCACGGCCACACCGCCGAGGATCCGTACCTGCTGCAGCCGGGCGAGTTCTGCTTGGCCGAGACGCGCGAGATCTTCAACCTGCCCGACACGATCGCCGGGCAGTTCGTGCTGAAGTCCAGCCGCGCGCGCGAGGGCCTCGAGCACCTGATGGCCGGCTTCTGCGATCCGGGCTGGCACGGCAGCCGGCTGACGCTGGAGCTCAGCAACGCGCGCCGGATGCACGCGGTGGCGATCTGGCCGGGCATGAAGATCGGCCAGATGGTGTTTCACAAGATGGAGGGCATCCCCGGCCGCAGCTATGCAGTCACCGGCCGTTATAATGGACATGAAACAGTCATGCCGTCGCTTGGATGAAGTGGGCAGTCCCGCCTAGCGCTCCGACCCTGCTCGTCAGTGAGACGGGCAGGATTATTCGACCGGCCAGCTCGCGGCGAAGAGGGAGCGGCTGGCTGACTCTTCCTGAAGCCGAGCTGCGGCCGCGGCGTATCGGGGCTGGATACCTTGCGATCAGCAGCAAGGACCAAGGCGTCAAGCGAACCTTCTATCTGCACCGCTTAGTCGCTGAAGCATTTCTCGGAAAGCCAGCCGACTCGAATGAAGTCAATCATCTTGATGGAGACAAGTCCAACAATCACGTCAGCAACCTCGAATGGACAACACATTCTCAGAACCTGCAGCACGCAGTTCGGCACGGGCTGACGACTAGGAATGCACTGAAGCCGGCCGACGTCAAAATGATCCGGAAGCTGATCGCCGATGGTGCCAGCCGAAAGGAGATTGCATCTCGCTACGGCGTCTCGCTTTCTGCGATCAGCCACATTGCTAGCGGCCACTCGTGGGGCTGGCTAGTCTGACCTTGGTGGAGAGCGCCCGGCCTTGCCAGCCGGTTTTTTCATGCGCTGCGTCGGGCGGCCATGCGCAGGCGGTTCCACTCGCGGCCAGCAGGCGACAGGCGCCAGCAGCGGGAGCAAAGCGGCGCCGTACGGGTGCTGCGTGTCTGACGGCTGCAGGTGGTGCATGTGGCCAGGTCAGGCAGCAGGCCAGCACGTCGTAGGCGGTGGCGGCGCATGGCGTCAGCAGTCATGGGTGTCGTGTCGTGAGCGGGGCCTGTGTGGCCCTGCAAGGGGCCTGTGATGCGTGATGCGTGATGCACAGCGGGCATGGGGGCCAGGGGCCCTCAGGGGCCCGTGACGGTGTAGCCGTGCTGCTCGAGCAGCTCGATTGCTGCAGCGATCTCGCTGTCCAGATCGGCGGCAGGCAGTGTCTGCGCGGCGTCCAGTAGTTGCTGCGTGCTTGTCCGGTACTGATCGATTCCGCGGTACAGGCGGGCGTCGCTCTCGGCCAGATCCCGGAGGGTGGCGGCGAGCGTGTCTGCGATGACTCCCATGAGTGGGCGGTGCGTGGTGCCCCACCACTGTCGGTGATATGCGATGCACATACCAGACCCGACCCACTGGGTCAGGCGTACCACTCCCGGCCAGATCGACTGCGCCGCAAGGGATCTGGGGCAGTATGTGACAACCAGCAAGTGGCACTATAAGGAGAAACTGGCACACTCGCTGCACACGGGTTGGCCCCGAACTGGCACAAGGCCAGCCGGTTCTGGTATCAGGCTGATACCAAACACCACCCGCTAGTACAGGCAGACCACAGCCCAAATACACTGCAGCGCAAGGGATCTCGGCAATCTGGTACAGCCGTACCTGTGGAGAAATCGTTTTCCACAGGTGGCACACAGCACTGCGTTACATCCGTTCACAATTAAGGGTGAGCGGATGTACTACAGGGCCAGATCGACTGCAGCGCAACGGATCTGGGTGATAAGTGATGCACACGTTCTATCTGATCTGGGCCGCCATTGGGTGCTTCAGCTGCGCCATGCGGAGGCGGTGGATCATGCCGGGAGCCTCCGCCGGATCATCGAGCGGAATCAGCGTGTAGTCGTCGCAGCCGTGTGTCTCGGCGAAGTGCTGCGCGCTGATGTGGGTGGAGAATGGCCCGATATGCCACGGGCCGATGCGGAGGATGTAGGTCATGGGTGGAGGATAGGAGGGCCGCCGGAGCGGCTCAGCCGAGGCTGTAGACCCGGCAAAGCCGATTGAACTCAGCCATGTCGAACTGGGGGTGAGCCATCCAGCGGTCGAGGTTGGCGGACCAGCGGTCATAGGCGGCCATGTCGCTGGCGACAGAGGCGATGCAGGAGGACTGGCAGCGCACCGCCATGGTGGTGGGGGAGGCGGGGAGCATTGCGAGGGGGATGCGCATCGGTCGGGTGGCTGTCGATGTGTGAATCATACCCCCTCGACGGGGCACCCTGCCCATCAGCGCCGGCCCGTTCACAATCCGTCACACCGGCCCCATCCTGTTCCCGTCGCTACCATGCGCCCAATGGCGGCCAGCTCATGCGCGCTCACATCGCCGAGATCACCGCCAAAATCATCATCCGCAGCGACACAGACCCCGACCAGCTGCCGGCCGACATCTACAGCCAGATCTCGGAGTTCATCCACAGCGAAGACGACATCCTCGACCTGGCCGTCGAGCTGTTCACCCTTCCCGCGGATTTCAGTGGATCGGCATCACATTGATGAGACGCGCCTGGTCACCCGCAGATCAGCCCGCGATCAGATCCACCTAGCCTGGTCCTACCGCTGCGCCTATTGCGGCGACCCCCTCGGCCGCAGCCCCACCCTCGACCACGTGGTGCCCAAGGTTCACGGCGGGCTCACCGTCCGCGAGAACCTGGTGAGCTGCTGCCTGATGTGCAACAGCCAGAAGGGCCACAAGGATTGGATCGACTGGTATCGCGCCCAGCACTTCTGGTCCCCCATTGGCGAATGGGCGATCGCGCGCTGGGTGGCCGGGGAGGGCTAAGATTCGGCTCCAACGACTCGATCGCTGGGCATTACGTAGTGTGGAGGCTGCGGTGAGGCGTGCAGGCGCGAGAGCCGGCGCCACCTCCACACCCCCTTACGGCAGGATGCGGCTGCACACCCACAGCGCCACGGCGCAGGTGAGCCAATACTCCACCATCAGGATCAGCACGTCGTGGAGCATCACAGGGCCAGCAGGTGGTCGAGGTAGATCTCGGCCTGCCACAGGTCCGAGCTGTAGCGGCAGGTGCCCCCGGCGCAGCTGCGGTAATAGAGCTCACCGCCACCATCGGGCTCAAGTGTCTCGATGTAGCCCTTGCCGCGATCAGTGCGACTGAGAACGATCGGCGGGTTCATAGATCTCGCACCGCGCGGCATACCTGCCACCAGTCTGGCGAGCTTCGGGGAAGCCCAGCGCGCAGGCCTTGCGCCACGGCTCCCACTGCAGGCAGTCCCAGCACATCCGCGGCGAGCCCACAGGCCGCAGGTTGCGGACCGCGGCCTGGTAGATCCTCTGTGCCCTGAGCAGCGCTTCCTGGAGCTCCACGGCGCCCGTGTCAGCCTCCAGCTGGTGCTCGGGCTTGGGGCCTAGGTTCACCCGGCAGTGCCACGTCCGATCCGCGCGATCGCAGAACAGCAGCAGGCGGCCGGCGTGCAGGCTGATCATTCCAGCTCGCCGTAAGACGGTGAGTGGTACAGCCGCTCGAGCAGGTGCGAGGCGGGCTCATCGCTGCCCCCGGTCACATAGCAGGCGACATCATCGCGCTGGTCTGCTGCCACGAACACCTCCGGCCAGTGCAGCTCCTTCACCACCACCAGGCTGGTGCGGCGGCTGCGCACCAGCACCCACAGCGCGAGGCGCTCGATCGGGTTCAGGCTCGGCAGTTGCATCATGCCTCCAGTTTGCCGAGCAGTCGTTCGAGATACCAGCGGGCTTTACCTGCGTTGACGGCAGGATCGCCCTTGTCCCACATGCGCAGGATGTAGCGCAGGACGTGGCCCTGGCAGTTGCCCAGCACCGGGTCGGGCGCGCGGGCGATCGCAGCCTCGATCACGTCGATCGCCTCGGCTGGGCCGTAGCGGTAGTGATCCGGGTTGATCTGGTCGCTCATTCGGTGATCTCCCAGTAGTGGGCAGCGAGTTTCGTCACGATCTCACGCGCGGCGATCAGCTCATCGAAGAACTGCTGCGTCACCGCGTACTCTGTCGCGCGGTGGCCGCAGTCGTAGCACTTGCGCCGCTGCCGGCGCACCTCGCCGTCGTAGCTGCGTTCCGAGCTGTCGCACCGGAACCGGCCGCCACACTCAGGGCACTTCATCTCGGTGAACGGGCTGGGCATCAGCCCCACCTCCCGAGCAGCTGGGCGCGGCACACGGCGATCGCCTGCTGCGCCAGCTTCTGCGTCATCACCGAGTCAACGTCATCCATCGCGCGGCACACCTTGCCGTGCAGCTCGGCGTAGTTGGTGTCGCGGAAGTTGGCGGCGATGTCGAGGCAGAACCCCTCCCACAGGCCGGTGTAGGTGCAGCAGGTGCGGCCGCTGCGCTGGTACAGCGCCTCGAGCATGTCAGAGCGCTGCTGGTCGAGCTTGACGGTGGTCATGGGTTCAGGAGCTGGCGGATGTGGAGCAGCTCGGCGCAGAGCTGCTTGCGGTTGCGGATGCCGGTGATCGTCTGCAGCTGGTCGATGCGGATGTCGATCAGTTGCCGTATGCGCTGGCGTTCCTCAGTCTGCCCGGCATGGAAGGCGCTGGTGTCGCTCAGCAGCTGCTGAACACGGTGGAGGGTGTCACTCAATCGGGCAATGCCTCCAGTGCGCGGCGGACAACGTTGCTGACATCAGGAGACAGGCGGCCATCGGCAACTGCGGTGTCAATCGCTAGTAGCGCCTGCTCCTTCAAGCTCGGC